GTAGCATAATTTTATAAAAGTTATGAACAAATTTAAAGACTTTGTAGAACAGTATTTTAATTTAAAGCTAGACGCTAAGACGCGTAAAGCTAAATACGTACGCGCCAGGTGGATATATTTTTATTTATGCCGCAAGTATACCGCCCTTAGTTACAGCGCAATAGGGCAAAGCGTAGGTATGGACCACGCAAGCGTATTATATGGCGAAAAAGAACTAGAAAACGTGCTGCGTTTCGAGCCTTTACTAAAGCAACAGTTTGACGAAATTATCTATAGTTTGAGCGACCCAAAGGGCTATAGCGAGTTAAATATAGACCAACTTGTTAAAAAATATAATAACTTGCTAATAGAAAACGCCCAGCTTAAAATGGAAAAAAATACTTTTAAGTGGGGTAAAAAAGTAGTATGACAGGCTTTAAAAAATACTTGGGACCCGAAGACAAGCTACAGATAGCTGTAAACAATTATCTATCTATAGCTTACCCAAAGGCGCTTTTTTGCCACGTACCAAACGAGGGTAAACGTTCGCCGTTTGAGCGTTACAAATTCAAAGAACTGGGCGGTAAAGCTGGTATACCAGACGTACTAGTATTTACCCCCAGTAAACAATATAACGGCCTTGCTATTGAACTAAAAGCTGGCCGTAACAAACCAACACCAAAGCAAATAGAATGGCTAGACGATCTAAAAGCTAACGGCTGGGCCAGCTATTGTTTGAACGATTTTGATACGATAACCGAAATAATAGACAAATACTTTAAAAATGATTTATAGCAGCGTTTACTTTGACGAAACTAACCAAAAGCTACGCTGGACTACTACGGCGCCAGAAAACCTAAAATTTAAATATGAGTTTGTAGGTAAGATGACACGCGTAGAGTTTGATTTACTAGTAGAAATACTTTTTGAACTATACCAAGACAGACCAATAAAGCTAAGCGAGTTTGGCGGCATATTTAGCGATATACGCCAGTTTTGCGATAAGATAAAAAACTTACTTGAAGATGACAGCGAAAACTACGGGTACAAACACCAGTTTGACGTATAGCATAGTAATACAAGGGCTAAACAAGAAACAATACGAAAGCACTTTAAGCGCTTTAAAACGCCTACAAAAAGGGGGTTTTTTAGCCGACCACTTAGAAATAAGCGGTACTAGTAATAGTGCTAGTATCTATAAAGGTGCTAGTACCTTTAAAGGTGCTAGTAATATATATAATAATACTAGTAATATAAATAATAATAAAAGAAATATACGTACGAAGTCAAAAACAGCCACCCAAAACAGCTTAGAAATAGCCACAAAAGCCCTAGATCATTTTATAGCGCTTTTTCCTAGTAAGTTTAAACCAAACACAAACACCAGGCGCGAAAAATGGCTAGATACGCTAGACAAAATACAGCGAATTGACGGCTACGACCTTGGCGAAGTTTACCAAGTTTGTAAGCAACTTAGAACTGATAGCTTTTGGGCTGAAAACTTTTTAAGCATTTTAAAGCTACGTACAAGCGATAAAAACGGCGTCCTATACATTCATAGGTTTATGACTAGAAACGCGCTTAAAACGCGTCCTACGGCCTTTAACAAGGTATCTAACGTGCTTAAATACTTTGTATATTTTGAAAACGACCAAGAACTACTAGGCGCTAAAACCAAAAACGGCGAACTAAACGACTATAATTTACGCCAGCTACTAACTAACCAAGAATACGAAGAACTTTTAAAGTATGCTAGATAACATAGAACAGATTAAAAGCTTTGAAAGGCAGCTAATTTTCCTACTAAACTTAGACGGCTGGGCCTTACAGTGGACTGGCGAGGGTTACGAAAGTTTTGACGCGGACGGCTACGACGACAGCGGTAATACTTGTGTATTAGAGTTGAAGTTTAGGAAAAAGGCCTACAGGCTAAAGATGCTAGAGAAGTACAAATACGATAAATTACAAGCTTTAGACGTACAGAAAAAATACTACGGCGTAGTAGATTCTAAAGGTTTATATATATTTGATCTAGAAAACATAACCGATAACACCCAGTTTATTGACTGTCCTAATACTACTGTTTTTAATAACCACGATGTAGTAGATATGGGCGGCAAACGCCAAAAAGAAGTCTATTTACTGGGCAACGCTGACAAGCGTTACTTTTATAACTTTAACTTTAAAAACTTAGAAAAATGAGAAGAATAACAAAAAACGAAATAAAGATATTTAGCTTTATACTTGGCGCTTATACATTTTGGTTTTTAGTATTTATTGCACTAGCTAACATACTTTTATAATATGAGTTACTTAACGGAATTACAAGGCCTTGGTATACAGGTTAAAAGAACCAGCGGCGAGGTTAAAACACTTTGCCCAAAATGTAGCCATACAAGAAAAAATAAAAGCGACTTTTGCCTTAGCGTAAATATAGACCAGGGTATATACAACTGTCATAATTGCGGCTGGGCTGGTAACGTAAAGTTTAAGCAAAAAGTAGAATACGTAAAACCGCCAAAGGTAAACGCTGAACTAAACAGCCGTATTATCGACTGGTTCGGTAAGCGGGGTATAACAGAACCCACGCTAGTACACTACAAAATAGGCGAAAGCGTAGAATATATACCGCAAGTACAGAAAAAACGCCGTACGATCAACTTTAACTACTTTAGGGCTGGCGAACTGGTAAACGTAAAATACCGCGACGCTGAAAAAAACTTTAAGCTTGTTAGCGGTGCTGAACTAATTTTTTACGGCCTAGATAACATAGCCGATAACAAAAGCTGTTACATAGTTGAAGGCGAACTAGATGCTTTAAGCTTACACGAAGCTGGTTTATACAGCGTAGTAAGCGTACCTAACGGCGCCAGTAAAGGTAACCAGCGCCTAGACTATCTAGACAACTGTTATAAGTACTTCGAGAATAAAGAAGAAATAATACTATGTACTGATAACGACCAGCCAGGGCTAATGTTACGTAAAGAACTGGCCCGTAGACTTGGCGCTTACCGCTGTAAATACGTCGATTTTGGCGATTTTAAAGACGCTAACGAGGTTTTAATAAACAAAGGGGCCGAAACACTACGCCAGTACATAAAAGGCGCTAAAAATTTCCCTTTAGAGGGCGTTATAAATGTTTCGGATATATGGACCAGCGTATTAAACTTTAACGAAAACGGTATAAAAAACTATAGCCTAGGTATAGGCGACAGTGATAACTATTTTAAGCTTGCCTTTGGCGAATGGACCGTACTAACTGGTATACCTAATAGCGGTAAGTCTGATTTTACAGACCAGATACTAGTAAACCTTGCCACTAAATACGGTTTTAGGTGCGCGATGTTTAGCCCCGAAAGCTGGCCCTACGAAGGCCATATAAAACGAATAGCTGATAAACTAAACGAGCGAAGTTGTAGCGTAGACGATCTTAACCATACTAAAGACTTTATACAAGAACATTTTTACTGGGTTAAAATTGACTTAGAAAACCTTACGCTTAAAGGAATACTAGACGCCTTTAAACAGCTGGTTTTTCAAAAGGGGGTAAACGTATTGCTTATAGACCCCTGGAATATGCTAGACCATAGCGCCCAGCGCGACTTTAGTTATATAGGTAAACAGCTTAGCGAAATTACCCAGTTTTGCCAGCAAACAAACACGCATCTTTTTCTAGTAGCCCACCCGCGTAAAATTGAAAGCGATAACGGGGTATATAAAAAGCCAGGGCTGTACGATATTAGCGGGTCCGCTGATTTCTATAACAAAGCTTATAACGGCTTAGTATGCTATAGAAACATAGGGCAAAAGACCGAATACAAAAGCGATATAGTAAGCGTATACGTAGAAAAAGTAAAGCGTAAGGAAAACGGCCAGCTAGGCCAGTTTGATGTAGCCCCTGACTTTAGAAACGGCGGGGTATACAAGCCGATCGGCAAAGAAAATAAAACGTTTGAAGTAATAAAAGATACTAACGTACCTTGGTAATATGACTGAAAAACATTTTGAGGCCCTAAGCTGGTGCGTAAAAAACGGCATAAAGGTTTACGTAAACCCAACAATAAAAGGCTTACACGTTCAAATAAACGATAACGGGCAACTAATACAAAGCCCAGAAACGTACACAAAAAAAGAAGCTGATTTAAAAGTATGGGCGCTTTATTTGTATCTTTACGAAACTAAAAGCGTTTAATATGCCTTTATTTGGTATTACTTTTTTTCCTATCTATGGCCTTACCATAGGTATAAACTACATAGACAGCACGCTACAAGGTACCGAAGTAGTGGACCAAGAAGAACACGTAATACAGTTTTTACTACTATTTTTTGGCTTTAATATATTTTGGTTTACAGATATAGAACAAAAATAATTTAAAAAATTTTTGGAATTTAGAAATACGTTTTGTTTCTTTGACAACGTAATACTAAAACAAAATGAAACATACATTTACAATACCGACAAATGTTAAAGCTGGAGAGCTTTACTTAATAACCGTAGAATTAGATAGTACAAAATTTATTGAGATCGTAGATATAGTTTCTACATTTAAAGGCCTAAAAGATTTCTATAATGCTGATAAAAAAGGATTATTTAAAGTTAAATTTATGTCCTACGAGAGAGAACAAAAAATTATACTCTTAGAACAATAACCCGTCTACTTTCATATTAAAATTAAAATTATAAAAAGGGTTATTTTAAGGCCACCTTTACGGGTGGCTTTTTTTATTTAACTTTGCACTATGGCCGAACAAACCAAACACACTAAAAAAGAGAAAATGCTAAAGGCTTTAGAAAAAAGCTTAGGCGTAGTTACTACAGCTTGTAAAATGGCTGGGGTGGGCCGTACTACATTCTACGAATGGCTAGATAAAGACCCAGACTTTAAAAAGGCTGTACAAGAATTTCAAGACGTAGCTATAGATATCGTCGAAAGTAAGTTATACGATCTTATACAAGAAGGTAACGTAACGGCGACTATATTCTACTTGAAGACAAAAGGCAAAAAACGAGGTTATATAGAACGCCAAGAAATAGCACACGAAGGCGTACTTGAAAGTAAAGTAATTGAATGGGTACCCAGCAAAGAATAAGCGAGGCCTGTAACATACAGTTTTACCAAACACTTAAAAGCAAGGCCAGGATAAAGGTACACCAGGGCGGTACGCGATCTGGTAAGACTTACGCTATATGCCAGTACCTTGTCTATAAGCTAACCACTGAAAAAGACCCCCTAGTAATATCTATAGTACGTAAAACGTTACCAGCGCTCAAAGGGTCAGTACAGCGCGACCTTATTGGTATTATGCAGCGCCTAGGGGTTTATTACCTTGGGGTACATAACAAGGCCGAAAACACTTTTAAGTATAACGGCCATACTATAGAGTTTTTAAGCGTAGACGAACCGCAAAAGATACGGGGCCGTAAGCGCGATATATGTTTTATAAACGAGGCTAACGAATTACACTACGAAGACTACAGACAGCTGAATATGCGGACGACCCAAGAAATTATAATAGACTTTAACCCTTCGGACCCAGTACACTGGTTATACAGCGAACTAATAGACAGCGAGCGCGACGATATAGAAACTTGGGTAACTACTTACAGCGATAACAAATTTCTAAGCCCAGAACTTGTAAAAGAAATAGAATTACTAAAGACAAAAGACCCAGACTACTGGCGCGTCTTTGGCGAGGGCCAGCGCGCTGTATTCAGTAACCGCCAGATATTCAATAACTGGGAGTATATACCATACGCTGATTTTCCAGACTTAGATTACCACCTAGGCCTAGACTTTGGTTTTAGTAACGACCCAACGGCCATACTCAAAGTAGCTAAGAAGAACGACAAGCTTTACGTACACGAACTTCTATATAAGACAGGGCTAACCAACCGCGATATAGCCGACTATCTAAAGGCCCAGGGGCTTAATCAAACGCTGATGTTTTGCGATAGCGCCGAGCCTAAGAGTATAGAAGAACTTAGACAAATGGACTGTTTGGCTAAGCCAGCTATAAAGGGCGCGGGTTCTATTACAGCTGGTATAAGCCTTATAAAGGAGTTTGACGTAATTGTAAGCCAAGAGAGTAAGAACCTTATACAAGAACAGCGTACGTATTTTTGGCAACAATTAAAAGACGGCACTATAATAAACACGCCGATAGATAAAAATAACCACTTGGCCGACGCCTTGCGTTACGCTACCTACAGTATGTATAAGAACCGTAACGACTTTTTCGTAATTTAAATTCATTAAATTTGTACAAATTTTGACGTATGCCTTCACTATTAGAACGTTTTACTAAGATCATAACGAAAAACGCCCAACAAACAGCCGCTGCATATAACAGGGCTATATATCAATTCTTAGGCGAAAGTATTGTATGGAACCCAGATAACGACGATACTTACGTCAAACAAGGCTACGGCCGTAACGCTACAGTATACAGCCTTGTAAACATAATTACACGCGCCGCTACTACTATACCCTTCCAAGTATATGAGAAGAAGAACGAGAACGACTTAAAGCGCTACAAGGCCCTTACTAGTAATACCCTAGATAACAACAGTATTTACCAGGCGAAAAAACTACAAAAGAACGCGCTAATCGAATTACAGCACACCGAACTACACGAACTACTAAACAGACCTAACCCCGCCCAGTCCTATAACAGCTGGCTAACCGAACTTGTAGCTTTTGGTAAACTTACTGGTAACAGATATATATACGGCCTTGGACCAGATACTGGTGCTAACGTAGGGCGCTATACTGAACTATACGCCTTGCCGTCCCAGATAGTAGAAATAGTAAGCGGTGGCCTTATGCAGCCAGTTAAAGAATATCGTATAGAGTATAACGGTAACTACAGTATGCCAGCCGAAGACGTACTACATATAGCCGACTTTAACCCATACTACGACGGTACGGGTTCACACCTTTACGGCCAAAGCCCGTTAGCCGCTGGACTTCGTACGCTTACAGCTAATAACGAAGCTGTAACTACTGGGGTCAAGTATCTACAGAACCAAACAGCTAGGGGCTTACTTATGGCCGACGAAGGCGATCTAAACGAAGTACAAGCCCAACAGCTTAAAGATAAATTTAGACAACAGTACCAAGGTAGCGGTAACGCTGGCGACGTTATCATTACCCCAAAGAAATTAAGCTGGGTAAACTTTGGTTTAAACGCTACAGACGTTTCGCTTATTGAGCAATATAACGCAAGTATAAAAGACCTTTGTAATATCTACGGCGTACCCGTTCAGTTACTCAATAACACCGAGGCTACGACGTATAACAATATGAAGGAAGCTAAAAAAGCTTTATACCAAAACGCTGTAATACCAGAACTGATAAAACTACGCGACGAATTAAACCGCTGGCTTGTACCTAAGTTTGGCGATAACCTTTTTATAGACTTCGACTTTACTAGCATACCAGAACTACAGGAAGAAAACGAAAAAGTAGTAGACCAGCTTAGTAAGGCCTGGTGGCTTACGCCTAACGAAAAACGCGCTGTTATGAATTACGGCGTAGACGAAGACACGCCAGCACTAGACGACTACTATATACCTAGTAACCTTTTGCCTATTGACAACAGCGACGTAGATTTTCCAGACCCAGTACCACCTATGGACGTAGAAGAACAAAAGAAGCTGATAAAAGAAGCGTTACACAATATCGAAGTAAAAGCCGAAGTACAAGGCCAAACAGATACGTATACAACTATAGGCGAGGCCGAGGCACGCGCTGAACAGTTAGGCGGCGAAGGTTACCACGCCCATAGTGTAAACGGCGAAACTGTCTATATGCCGTTCAATAGCCACCGCGAATACTTAGAAGCTGTAGGCGATAATAAAGAAGAAAAAAAAACTTTTAACGATTACCCGCAAGCCGCAACTAATAACGCTAAGCGTATGCTAGGCTGGATTGAGAAGTACGGCCGCGATGTAGTACAAGCTGGCACGAACGTAGGCCTTGCAAGGGCGCGCCAACTAAGCGAGCGAGAGGCCCTAAGCCTAGACGTTTTAAAAAGAACCAAGAACTATTTAACGCGTAGTAAAACCTATTCAACAGTAGCCGACGAATTTAAAGACGAACCCTGGCGCGATAAAGGCTACGTAGCCTACAATCTTTGGGGTGGCGAGGCTATGCGAGTTTGGGCCGTCAAAACGTTAGATAAGTTAGAAGATGCCTAGACCATACCAAGGCGAAAGC